CCCGCTGGACCGGCTGGCCCTGCTGGACCTTCCGGGCCTGCTGGCCCTGCTGGCAATAACGGGAATTCTAGTGGCGATGATGGCGAAGGCGGCGGCGAAGGCGAAGCGACGCGATGCACCCCGTCGACCTGCCTGGAAACGTACCCGTCCAAAGTCGCGAAACGGCCGAAGCTGGTTCCGACGCATAAGCCGACGATTATCATCGAAAACCGGGGGGCCTGGTCAGCGGTCACGATAATCGACTGGACCCTGCCGAAACCGCCGCCCCCGCCGCCGATCATTGTCCCGGCCCCGGAAGTGACGGTCCTGGTTCAAGCCCAGGCAAAAGCCGCCCCGATCGCCTCAAATGAACCGGCAAAAATTAACATCGTCGCCGACGAACCCCCGACCGAAGAAGAAAAACAGCAAAGGCGCAAGCAACGGACCGACGTCAACGACGTATTGAAACGCCTGGTCGACGAAGCGATCGAACGCGATGTCCCGCCGCCGCCCGAATAACTTCGGGGCCAGGAAAACCGAAGTCGACGGAATCGTTTTTGATTCAGCCCGCGAAGCCCGCCGCTATTCCGAATTGAAGCTGTTATTAAGGGCGGGCGAAATCACTGATCTGGAATTGCAGCCCCGCTATATCCTGGGGACCGAAGCCGACCCCGTGAAGATTCGATCGAAGGGATTCCCGAACGGTCGTCGCTGCAGTTACAAAGCCGATTTCCGGTATTTTGACCACAAAACCCAAAGCCTGATCGTCGAAGATTCGAAGGGTCACGATACCGACATCGCCCGCCTTCGCCGGGCTTTTGTTGAATGGCAGTATAAAATCAGAGTAGTATTGACCTAGTCCAACCCGACAACCCGACAACTATGTCACGCGTGAGGCGCTGAACGTTGGCACGAAAAAAAACCATAACCCCCCGCCGCAGAACGCTTTTTCTGGCCGAATTAAAAAAGACCGGGCGCGTCACGGCGTCGGCTAAAAAAGGCGAAATGAATCGGTCATCGTTCTATGACCTGGCCGAACGCGACGCCGACTTCAAGATGGAATGGGACGACGCCCTGGCCGAATTCCTGGACGCTGGCGAAGCCGAAGCCTGGCGGCGGGGGATCGACGGGGTCCTTAAAAAAACGCCTTACGTTCACGTCATCAACGCCGACAAAAAGGAAACCCGGTTCCACGAACAGCACGAAAAGTCCGATCGCCTTTTGGAATTTTGCTTAAAGAATCGTCACCCGCATTTCAAGCCGACCCAGGCCGTCGAAGTATCGAACCCCGACGGGTCAATGATGCCGACGGCCAGCCAGCCGAACGTCGACAACCTGACGACGGAACAGCTAGAAGAATTGATCCGGCTGCAACGGCTTTTGCATGCCGCCCCCGACCCCGTCGCCAGCTAGCGAAAACCTGCCATACCTGGACGCCATACTGGCCGAAAGGATGGAAACGGATTTCCATGCGTTCGTCCGTAATGGCTTCGAACACCTGGACCCGGTCCCGTTCGTCAACGGCCGACACGTCGCGATTATGTGCGAATACCTGGAAGCGTTTATCGCCGGGGAAATCCCGCGCTTACTGCTGAACATTCCGCCGGGCCATATGAAAAGCCTGACGGTTTCGGTCCTGTTGAACGCCTGGGCCTGGACGAAGCCAGAACGAACCGGGCTTCGATTTATGGCGACCAGTTACCGGGCCGACCTGGCCCTTCGTGATGCTGACAAAACCCGGCAACTGATCCGATCGGAATGGTATCAGCAACGATGGGGGAACATCGTCGGGGCGCTGCGCGAAACAAACCTGCAGATCAGAAAGGACCAGGACCAGAAAACACGATTCGCCAATTCGAAAGGCGGGTATCGATTCAGCACGTCGACCGCCGGGATCATGGGGGAAGGCGGCGACTTCGTGATAATGGACGACCCGCACAACGTCGAACAGGCTGAAAGCGACGACAACCGGAACGCGATCGTCGAACGGATTCGAATGGCCCTTCCGACCAGGATTCGATCGAAGAACGGCGGGGCTTGCGTAATGATGCAACGCTTGCACGAAAAGGATTACGCGGGCCATATCATCGCCGACGAAGCTGAACTAATTCATTTATGCTTACCCGCCCGATACGAAAAAAAGCATCCGTTTGTCAGCGTCCCGATAACCCTGGAAAAGTCGGGCCGGGAATTACCTGGCGATTTCAGGAGCGACGAAGGGGAATTATTGTGGCCGGAATTGTTCGACGAACCCAGGCTGTCGACGCTCGAAAAGGAAATCGGAAGCTATGCAACGGCGGGCCAATTGCAGCAACGGCCAGCGCCCAGGGAAGGCGGACTATTCAAGCGGATATGGTTCAAAGGGAAGTTTATGGATAAATCTGAAATGCCGAAGAAAGGGTCCTGGGTTCGCGGTTGGGACCTGGCGGCAACCGACGAACAGGCGTCCGGCGGATCGAAGGCCGCGTATACCGTCGGATTGCTTTTGTTTTACGCGAAGCCTATGATCATCGTCGTTGACGTGGTTCGTCTTCGTGGATCGCCTTTAAAAGTTCGGACTTTAATGACCGATACGGGCGAAGCGGATGGAAAGGGCGTCATAATCGACTTTCCACAGGACCCAGGTCAGGCCGGGAAGGCCCAGGCGCAGGACATCGCCGCCGACTTCCCGAAGCATCGCATTTATTTTTCCCCTGAATCCGGGGACAAAGCATTGCGAGCCGCCGCACCTGCAGCGCAGGCCGAAGCCGGGAACGTTTATATCGTTCGCGGTAGTTGGAACACGGTTTTCCTGGACGAAATTTGTCAGTTTCCAGGGGGATCGTTCGCCGACCAGGTCGACGCCTTTTCCCGCGCATACCATCGAGCCGCCCGCAAACCGAAACCGCCTAGTTCCGGGTCAGTATCCGGGGCAACTTAAAATCCCGGCCGTGAGGGTCGAACAATCGGAGCCCTTCGCCAATGTCTACGCTTTTACAAAACGCAACCGCCCCGCTGCAGCCGGGAATCACAACGATCCCGCAAAGGGCGGCCGGGGGTTCGGCCGTATCGACCCCGCATCCTGATTTTTCAGCCCGACAACCCGACTGGATAACCATGTTCGACACGAACGAAGGCCAGCGGCATATCAAAAGCAAAACGACCACATATTTACAGGCAACAACGGGAATGACGGCGCTGTCGGCGAACCCGAAGGTCCTGTCCGACGACGGCCTGGCGTTGTATGTCGCATACCTGCAGCGGTCATTTTTCCCCGACCTGGTGAAAGAAACGGTCCGAGCCCTGACGGGTATCCTGGACCGCGAACCGGCAAATATTGAACTGCCCGCCGCGCTTGAAGATATGCGCGAAACGGCAACGTCGAAGGGGGAATCGCTTAACGACCTTTTGGTTCAGATGCATATGAATCAGCTTTTATACGGGCGGTTGGGAATCCTGGCCGACGTCGACCCAGGGCGCGACCTTCCGATCCTGATCCAGTACCCGGCCCCCCAGTGTCTAAACTGGGACGACCTGACCGAAACCGGGACCGGCCAACAGATCGACGACGGCAAACGATCGGAAGCGATCCGAAAGCTGTTAATGGCCGTGATCGACGAAAGCCGGTATGAACGCGACACGGGCGACCGTTTCACATGGAACCTTGTTTCGCGCTATCGGGCGTTGACCCTGGGCGATGGCCCGACGCCGATATATACCAGCCAGGTCGAACGCGAAGGCGCATTCCAGGCGGCGGTCGTCCCGACGATCCGGGGGAAAACGCTGGACCAAATCCCGTTCGTGTTCGTGAATACGACCGACCTGGCGACCAAGCCCGGCGAAGTCCCGTTGATCAATCTGGCAAATCTGGCGCTGGCGATCTATCGAGGCGAAGCCGACCATCGTTCCGCGCTATTTATGTCCGGCCAGGACACGCTAGTCCTGACGGGCGTCGACCTGACGGCCAGCGACGGCGAAAATCCGTCGGCCGATCAAAAGCCGATCATCGGGTCCGGCGCATACCTGGCCCTTCCCGACGCGGACGCCGACGCCAAGTTCATCGGGCCGGACAGCCAGGCGCTAGCGGAACAGCGGACCAGCCTGGAAAACGACTACACGCGCGCGGGCGAAGAAGGAATCAAACTTATGTCCAGCGGAGCCGGGGCCGAAGCTGCTGAAACCCTTCGGATCAGGGTCGCAGCCAGAACGGCAACCCTGCAAACAATCGCGATGACGGCGGCGTCGGGGCTTGAATCGATTCTAAGGATTTGCGCTGAATGGGTCGGGGCCAATCCTGACGAAGTGAGGGTCGAACCGAATCTGGATTTCATCGACGAATCCAGCGACGCGACCGAACTGACCAAATTCGCAGCGGCGAAGAAGGCCGGGACCCCGCTGTCCTGGAAGTCAGTTCACAATATCATGCGTCAGAAAGACTTTACGGAAATGACCTTCGAAGACGAAATCGCGCAGATCGAACTAGAAGAAGATATGGAAGTTTTCAAGCCTGACGACGGGCTAGGCGAAGGCGGCGGCTTCGACGAAGACGGGAACCCGATCCAGGGCGGCCAGGGCGACGACCAGGACCAGGACGACGACGACCAGGACGACGACGACCAGGGCAACAACAACGACCAGGCGTAAATCGTGGCGACGACGAACGAAGAAATCCGGGACGAATTAACCCGGCATAAAATCGGGATCATTCGATTCGGGAACGGATTCGCGAAACGGATCACGTCGATCCTGAACCGGGCGGAGCCCGACTTGCGGATCAAATTAAAAGCCCGTCTAGATCGAATCGCAGCCCTGGGATATGACCCCGGCCCGGCAACAACAAAGCGCATGATCAAAACGGCGCGGCTGATAAAGGAAATCAACGACCCGACGTTCGCCGATATCAACAAGCTAGTCCGCGACGACCTGGTCAACCTGGCAAAAGGGGAAAGCGTTTTTATGTCGGGCGTGATTTCCGAATCGCTGCCCGTGATTTATCCGGTCGTCCTACCATCGCCCCGCCAGCTTCGGGGGATCGTGTTCGCCAGGCCGATCGAAAACGAAGTCCTGGCGCAATGGTTGACACGTTACCAGGTCGGCGACCAGCGTCGGATCATGGATGAAATTCGCCAGGGGTTAATTTTCAGCGAAACCCCGACGGAAATCAGCCGCCGCATTTTCGGGACCAGGGCTTTAAACGGGACCGACGGGGCCAGGGAAATCACCCGGCGCGGGGCGCAAACCCTGGCGCAAACTGCGACCAGCGCGATCCAGAACGGGGTTTATCAGGAACTTTATCGGCAAAATAAACGGATCATAAAATCGGAACTATACGTCGCGACGCTCGATTCCCGGACGACGCCGATCTGTCAATCCCTGGACGGCCAGGTTTTCGAAGTCAACGACGGACCGATCCCCCCGGTTCATTTCAATTGTCGATCCGTTCGGTCCCCGATCATTGACGGGCGTCGCCTGGGTTCGAGGCCCGCCAACCGGGCGACCGAATCAGAACTTCGGGGATTGCGTGGCGCGCAACGCCGGACAGCCCTGGATAGGTTAGTCGGGCGGGTCCCGGCCGAAACGACTTATCAGCAATTCCTGACGGATTCGACGGTCGCATTTCAAAACCAGGTATTAGGACCGACGCGCGGGCGGCTGTTCCGAAGGGGCGAATTTGACCTGAACGGGTTCGTCAATGACAAGGGGAAACAATTGACGCTCCGCCAGCTATACGACACGAATCCGGGGTCGTTCCAGCGGTCCGGCATTCCGGCCCCGCCGGTCGATTAATTGCAAAACGAAAAATCCGGGTATATGATCCCGATCAAGTCCGACAGATATCCGCGAGGGATATTAGCAAAATGACGCTTGAAGCAGTGATCGCCGACCAGGCAAAAATCCCCCAGGGGCTAGAATCCTATTACGTTGAAAAGGACGGGAAATTCGTTTTAGACGTGACGGGAATGAAAACCCAGGTCGATTTCGACAATTACGCCGAAGCCCTGAAAAAGCGATTCACTGACGCGGGCGCGGACTTCGCGAAGGCGAACGGCGGGACCCTAAGTCGTGACGACATACTGGCCCACGTCGACACGGCGCTGGAAAAATTCCAAAAAGCCAGCGCCGGGAATGGCGGCGGCGATGACGGGAAAGGCGGCAAGCCGGGCGACGACGTCGCCGCGCGGCTGCATGACCTGGAACGCAACGTCGCCAGCCTGACCGATTCAAACGCCAAACTTACCGAAGAACGTGACGCCGCGATCGGCCAATCGAAGACGACAACAATAAGAAACAGTCTTACCGAAGCCGCAACCAAACAGGGCGCGACGCCCGACGGGGTTCGCAATCTGGTCACGTTGACGGAATCAAATTTCGAAGTCACCCAGGACGGGACGGTCGTGACGAAACTGGACGCGAAGTCCGGGACGCCAAACCAATCCGCCGACGACTTCTTCGCGAATGCTGCCCGTCAAAAGGAATTCCGCATGTTTTGGCCAGCGTCACAAAGCGCCGGGGCCGATAATGATGGCGGCGGCGGACCTGGTCCTGGTGGTGATCTAGGGGACGGGAATCCCTGGTCGAAAGCTGGCTGGAACGTGACGAAACAGGGACAGCTTTTTAAATCGAATCCTGTCGAAGCCGATCGACTAATGAAGGCTGCAGGCGTAAAACTTGGCGCGACCGCCGCAATCCGGTAGAGTGTCAAGCACTTAAACCCGCCGACGCCGTGAGGGCTGGCATAACTTGGAGTTCTCACAATGGCAGAAGTACAAATCGCGGACGTCGTCGTCCCGGAAATATTCGCCCCCTATGTTCAAACCGCAACCGAGCAAAAATCCAACCTGATCGATTCGGGCGTTGTTGTTCGTGATGCTGCGCTGGATGCAAATCTAGCGGGCGGCGGGACAACTTTCAACGCGCCGTCCTGGCGCGACATCGATGACGATTCGAACATTTTGGCGGATCGCGTTTCGAGTGATAATCCGGCGACCATAGCGGTCCCGAACAAAATCCAAACGAACCAGGAAATCGCGACCAGGCTGTCGCGGAATCAATCCTGGAAAACGATGGACCTGGTCGCGGCCCTGGCTGGTTCCGATC